TAGAATTTGTCTGGGTCTTACCACATCCTGGCGGACCTAATATTGTTTTTATTTCATTCAAAACGGTGGCTCCTCATCATCTTCTTTAAACTCGACAGAAGGCAGATCCACTTCTCCTTTTTTAATTTCAGGCACAAACCAACACCGAACGGTTTGCCATTTATCTTTGTTATCTTTAAAACGAAATTGTTTATCGGCCGTCCCACCATTGTTCATTTCTTTTAATCTTTCTGTAATCTGACCGCGTGTATATATCGTAAAGTTATTTCTTTTTAAAAAATCTTGTAATGCACTTAATCGAAAATATGTAAACCCTTCTTCTGTCCAGGGTTTACCTGTAGCTATCTCTTCTGGACTGCGTGCTTGTAGTCGAGCAGTACAGAAAGATTCTAATAATTCATGAAATTGTCCTTTTTGTGTAAGTTCTTCAGGAACTGCTATACGTGTAGCTGTTTCTAACAAAACATCCACAAGTTCTCGCCATTCATTATCTTTCATACGTGCGGGCATTTTGTACATTTGTTCCATACATGCACGTTGAAAATCTACTTGCATTTGTAGTTGACGTGTACTTAATTCTAACCTGGCCCCATCTACATCAATAAACCAAACAGGTGGTTCTGATTCAACAACTGTTAATCCTCCTAACGTAGGAAAAGATTGTGCATTACCAATTCCGTATTTTCGAGAACGACATAAAGATTTATTACAATGACTCCGTAATGGTTCTTGTTTACAGGTATAGTAATATTCTTTTTTTTCTAATTGATTTTGTATAGTAACAATTTCTTTAGCGGGTAATGGCGGATCACAATAATCTTGATTGTGCTTTTCTAATAAATCTTTCCAAGCATCTGGACTCGACATTTTATAAAACAATCCTACATTTAACATGGCATTGTTTCTTCCGCCTTCTGGTACTCCAAATTCTGTAAGTTGTTGCAAACATGGTGGACCTTGAGGTAATATATCTGGGCTTATACCTAATTGTAAACTTTTTAAATCTTGTAAACTTATTTTATTTTTTTCTGCTTTATCTAAAAATTCTTCTAAAGCTATATCTTCCCCGTCAGATTGTATGGCATAACGTGTTGTATGTGTGCTATTAAAGTAAGGAAGGTTTATAAAGTTTCCTACATCGCCACGTTCTACAATAACTTCTTCTTGTTTCGGAAATATTTCACAGTTACCAAAACCCAGGGCTGATGCG